TTGTCAGTCCATAGGACTTTACCGTTGCCTAAGTATTGGCGTTGCTTCTTAGCCTCTCTTTCTTCTTTTGACTGTGCCACATATACGCTCGTATTGTTTCCGTATCGTGTTTCATCGTTTACAGCCATTGTAAGATTGACGTATACTGCGCCCTCCTTACCAGCAATAAATTTCTCCTTAGGGAGTTTATCTACTCTTAAATTAAAGTTTATTAATGCACTCATAGTTTATTTATTTATTTATTATTAATCATAAGGTTTTGTATTCTGTTTTGGGTTTCTTAAAACTCTCGCTTTCATCCTCGCCAAACACTCCTAACTCATAGAAGCCAGTTAGTTTAAGGACTGCTCTACTCATAGCACGTTTTTCTGCCATTTCAGCTACATAAAACGAGTTTGTGTTTCCGTCTTTGTAGTTCTCGCCTTTTAAGGCACTACCAAAGGTTTCAATGCTTTTACCATCCTTACTTGCAAGTGCTTTAAATACTGCATAGTTAGGCTCACACCTAATCACTTCATAGTTTACTACCATTTGTTCTAAGGCTTGTATCTTGTCAATACCTTGCCTTGTTATGATAGTGTAGTGCTGGTGCTTAAAAAAGTCCGATTTGTCTAAGTTGTATTTTTCGTAAAGTTCTTTTAGTTTATCTCTGTTCATTGTTTTATTGGTTTTAATTTTAATAATTCTTTAATGCTGTCTATGTCTAATTTTTCGTAAATTTCATAAAGTTTATTACGATACATTGAAGGCTCGTGTTTATAAATACCAGTATTTAAAAAACCTATATTCCTATAAATTGATGTATCTAATAAAGTAAGTTTATTTATTAATTTATCTTTATTCATTGTTCTGTGTTTAAGTGTTCTATTTCTATTATTTGTTCTAAGTATTTTATTCTTCTTTCTAATGCTTCAATCCTTGCATTTAAATAGTCTATCGTTGTTGGGGTCGCTGCTCGTTTAACATCTTCGTAATGTGTCATCTTATAAGTCTTTGAACATTACAAAAGGGTTATCTACACCAATTACAAATTTAATATCTAAAATAGTACTGTATCTAAGATTATGTATTAGACTTTCTTCTTCTAATTCATTTGTAATAGATGCAATAATATCTGGATATTTAAGGTTCACTCTGCCAAGTTCTTCAGAGTATTGAGGCTTTAGCCTATCAAGTAAGGTAATCATTTTATATGTCATTGTCTTTGTTTTAAGTTTCCCCAAAGCTACAAAAAAATATTTAATAAACAAAATGTAAACACTTAAGCAACAAAAAAACCACCCTTTACAAGGTGGCTTAATTGGGCTGGTTAGCCATAAAACAAAAACATAGAATATACAAACAAAGGTAAGTATTATATATGTATCTTAAAAGTTTTGCTTCTTTTTTATTTCATTTAATTTGTCGTTAAATTCTTCATATATCTCTTTCCAATCTGCATCTGAAAATTTTATCATACTTCTTGAGGTCTGTAATAGTTCTTGTGATAGTTCTTGCCCCAAAGCTATGCTGTATTCATATTGCCTACCATATTCAAACCGATTGCACTTTCTGCATTGTGCGTGTACGTTCCTTTCGTCATATCTTGTGATTAGATACTTTCTACTTATAAAGTGTCCAGCATCACTCTCAGAAAAATGTATCGTTTTACCACAGCTTACACAATCACAATTACCAGTATTGTTGTCCGCATCTCTACGTCTTATGTATTCGTGAAATACTTTGTCAATCTTATTCTTCCAGTATTTTTGTGTTTTTTTTGGCATCCCCCCAAATTAGAATAGACCACAGAAGTCATTATTTTATTATAACTGTTTTTGTTTCCCTTTCTTTATCTGTTTATGTTTCCCTAAATATATATCTATTTAAGAATACCATAATTTTATAATAAAAAGCTCAAAGTTATTAATTAAATTTTAAATAAAAAAATTATTTTTTACTTATAGCTTTAAATTTCTCTGCACCACGAGAGCCGAAGTATGCTACATAAACAGTAATAAGAAGTGATTTAAGTAAATCTACCCAAGCATCGTCAATAGAAAAATCTATCTCAAATCCATCAAGTAAAATAAATATAACTAAAGAACAAGTTAAAAATATAAGTGTTAAGGGTCTTGTGTTCTTAGAGAGATACGAGTCGCTTTGCATATCAGATTGCCACCTTTTTGTAATCTCTTGCATTTCTATCATATCTTGCTCAAGCAACATTAAGGCTTTCTCTTTATCCTCTGGGGGTAGTACAATATCTGGCTCTTTTTCTATAAGTCCTTTAACAACTCCTAAAACACCAGAATCTGGCAATACATCGCCAATTAATTGAACAATAGATGGTACTTTGTCGGTTAGGAATTTACCTACTTTAGTATCTTTAAATTTTTTCTTTGGCATAGTTATTTTTTTCTATAATCCCATAGAGCTTCAGTACCTCTTATGTCTATGTGTGTGAAAGTGTCATATCTGCCTAAGCCACCAGATTTTATAAACCCACCTTGTTGTAGTTTGTCAATAGCATTAGCAACCTCGTCTGGTGTAAAGTTTTTTACTACTATGTCTGCTGCTTTTCCTTGCAAGTGTTGTGATTTTAAAGACCCTCCATTCAAACCATTCCAAGCCTCACATCTGTAAGCACTATTTATTTTTATAGGCTCTTGTAATTCATCTCTAACAATTTGTAGATTTTCTGCCAGTTCTTTAATGTTTCTATATACATCATCTGAAAGTCTGCAATAACAACCCTCAAGATTGCCTTTGCATTTAAACTCACTTAGCTTAAAGTTCTTTGTCAGCTTCATTCTTTTTTTTGTAAGTATCGTATATCTTTTGGAACGTATAAACAATAGAAGCTAAAAGAAGTATGATTTTTAAACCATCCTCAACAGCAGTAAAGCTAACCCCTAAAGTAATTATGTTAAATGTGTATAATCTCAAATCATCTAAACTCATAGCATTAAACCTTTTAAAAAAGCGTTCCATTTAGCAATAAGATAAAATTGCAATAATTCTATTTTGTCTGCTAAATATCTTAATCCTCTAACCATTACATCTTATTTAATTGATAGTCCACACCATAAAAACTGTGTACTCCATTTCCATCTGCTACTGCAACTGCAAAGGACTTCCATCCGTAGGGGTGGTCTTCTATTCCGTTCCACATTACGTCAACGTGGTATTTTTCACTTAATACACTTGATGTTATTTGATTTCCTTGCTCATCAAATTCAGCGTATTGTTTTATAACATTACCAAGTTTTATGATAGCGTGTGCGTGATTCTCTGGTAAAGCATCAATTTTACCATCAGCTTGACTTTCTTCTGAAAATTCGTATTTGCCTATCTTTATCATTACGTTGTTAATTCTATTGCCTCTGATTGTGTTAATACTCTGTCGTAAACTCTTACATCGTGTACTTTACCTTCAAACGTGTTGCTTGAGTTATACTGTCTAAATTCTAACTCGTTTAAACCAGTTGGCATATCATAAACGGTATCAGTAAACTCTAAAGAACCATTTATGTAAACTTTGGCTTCATTTTCTTTAAAGGTTACTAAAATCTTTTTTCTTGCACCCATTGTCATTGTAAACTGTCTATCTAAACTTGCAGATGAATCGCCTTGACCTAAAACCCTTAATTTGTTTGTGAATGTGCCACCAGACCCATAAAACATAAGTTGTAATCTGTTTGTATCAGTACCATCTGAAATACCTAAAATGCTTAAATCACTATTAAAGGGTGTTACATCTGCATAAAACGTACCTTGTGTAATGCTAAATAAAGCACTATCTCCACCCCCAGAACATTCGTCTTTTAATCTTGTAACCCCACTTACACTACTATCGTTTTTAATATAACTTGAAGCATAAGGTGCAGCTTCCATCTGCGCACCCCATATAAACACGCTTCCTATTTCTGTCAAAGATATTTGCACACCAGTTGCACCGCCACCTAAAGGGTTGGGAGATGTACCAGTAACTTGTAATCTATACCAACCATCATCTAATTTGTCAAAACTTGCAGTTCCTAAGCTACTTGTGATTGTTTCAGTTGACATATCAAATTGAATCGTACCATAAGGAGTTGCACTTCCACCACCATCAGCATCAAAAATTAATATCTTACAAATGTTTGTTGTGTTGGCTTTTACATAAAGCGAATAAGAATAAATTGTATTTGCAACTATGGTAGCAGACCCAGTCAATAGACCAGCAGAGGTTGTGGTTTTAAAATTATAAGCAGTCAGCTCTCCGTTTGGAGATATACTGCTATTTGCAGTTACAGTAGAAAAAGCAGCAGACCAAGCAGCACCTCCAAAGTTTTCACTAAAGGCTTGTATGTTTGTTCTGGTTGGCTCTAATAGTAAACTCGGACAGTTGCTGTTTAGCCAATCAAGTCTTGGTACAGTTGTAGCCACAGCCTCAATAAGTCCATCTTTACGCACTCTTGTAGCTTCGCCAGTTCTTGCAAATGTAAAATCTCCATCGCCATCATTAGGCAATACAGAATAAACTTTTGTGGCTCTATATCCGCTTGGTATAAGTGCTAAAATGGGTTTACTCATCTTCTTCTTTAGGCATCGATTCGTTTAGTATTTTTACAATCTCTTGTGCTTGTGCTAATACTGCGATAGGCAATGTGTTAATAACTTGATTTACTCTTGCAATTTGTTCTTTTGTAATTTCCATAATTATTTTTTATGTAAATATACAAATTATTCTGGCAAATCTTCAAACTCGTCTTGATAGTCGCTATCTAAGTAAGATTCCATTTCTGTAATCTGCTCTGCGCTTAACTCATCTTTGTAAAAGTCATTTGCTAAAACCCACTTAAAATGGTCTTTAATTGCTTCTGTGTTATCATCATCAGATATTTGTGCTAATTGGTCTGGTATCTGTGAAGTAATTACCGCTTTGTGGTTTTCCTCTGTGTTTTCAGATGTTACTACGTTTCTATACATTATTTATGATTTTAATAATTCAACTTCTTCTTTTAATTCTTGTATTGCTTTTACTAATATCGGTACAAGTTTTCCGTAACTCATTTCAAGTTTATCTTCGTTTTCAGTATAAACTAATCTTAAAGTATCATTGTCTAACTCTCTAACTTCTTGTGCTATGAAACCAAAATCTTTTTTACCTTTATTAGCTGATAAAACTTCTGTTTCATCATATACAATTTCGCCTTGTTCGTCTGTTTCATATTCTCCAGTCTCAGTTCTTTTACCAACTCTTATAACTTCTGTTCTATTATCCCAAACAAACTCTCTTGGTTGTAAAGCATCAATAAAAGCCAATCCGTATTCTAAATCCTTTATTTCTGATTTATCTCTTTCGTCAGATAATGATGTTATAGAAGTAACTGCACATCGTAAAGCAGTAATACTTGAATTGCCTAAAGTAATCTCATTATCTACTGTTATTGCACTTGGCGTAGCAGTATTACCTAAAATTAAGTTATTATCTCCAGTTGTAAGTGTTACACCAGCTTGATAACCAATCATTGTATTACCATCTCCGTTACTAGCTATTGACTTACCAGCTTGATAACCCATAGAAGTATTATTGTCAGCAGCAGCAAAAAAAGCACCTTGTAAGGCTTCTGCTCCAACAGCAGTATTACCACTCTCGTTTTGCATATATGCACCACAAGCATATCCCAAGAAGGTATTGTTACTACCAGTAGCATTTAAAATACCAGAAGAATAGCCTATATATGTGTTTTGTGTTCCGCTTGTGTTTCCGTTTCCAGCACTAGCACCAAAAGCTGTACTATAATCTGCTGTATTGTTTATAAGACTCTCAGCACCAACTGAAGTAACATTTTGTTGAGTTGTTACGTTAATAGCTGCTTTCAAACCAATTAAAGTATTTTTAAATCCAGTAGTTACAGCAGTTCCAGCTTCATAACCTAATACAGTGTTGTTAGCTCCACTTGACAAAAAAGCTAATGCTGAATAACCTACACCAGTATTATTACCGCCAGTTACAGTTGCATTCGATGCAGCTCTTGAACCTATAAATGTGTTATTACTTGCAGTTGTATTATTTTGTCCAACTTGAAAACCTAAAAATGTATTCTCTGCACCAGTTGTAATACCAAGTCCAGCCGACTGCCCTATGGCGGTATTTTTTGAGCCAGAATTTGTTTGTCCGCTTGAACCTCTACCAGCTCTACGACCCATAAAAGTATTATCACTTCCAGTACTATACTCCCCACACTCATAACCTACAATAGTACGACTGTCTTCAGTTGTGTTAGAATACCCAGCTTTATAACCTATGTTTGTGTTATTAGGCGCAGAAGTATTTGAGTAACCAGCTTGATAGCCTATTGACACTCCATAAGCAGCAGTATTAGTTTTTAACGCATAATAACCAATACCTATTGAGCCAGTACCACCAGAAGCACTGTTAATAGCATTTGTTCCTATTGCTATAACATAGTTTGAACTTGCATTAAAACCAGCATCATAACCCATAAACACACTCCATAGACCAGTGTAATTAACACCAGCTCTATATCCAACACCAACAGAATATCCACCGCCATTTCCAGCAAGTGCTTTATGTCCTATCGCTGTCGCAGCAGTATAACTTGTCATTCCGCTACCAGCATCGTTACCTATAAATGTGCTATTTGTTTGGCTTGTCATTGAATTACCAGCATCTATTCCCAATATTGTGTTCCCTTGCGGATTTCCACTTAAACTACTTGGAACTTCTCCTACATATAAAGATAAGGTATCAACTAAACAATCTGTAAGACCATTTAAAGATGAAGCACCACCACCGCCAGTTAAGTTAGCTGGTGTTATTCTGACGTTGTCAGTTCCGTCATAACCTACAACAAAATCTACATCAGAAGTCGAGGTTTTTACTGTAAATTCACTAAATTTTTTATTTGCCATTTTATTTTATTTTATTCTAAAGTTATATTAATATCTTGTTCTGTTAGTAAGTAATCGCCATTCTCCGCTAAAACCTCAAAGAAAGGTGTAGGACTTGGGTAAGCATCATTATAATAAATACCACCCCATCCATTTTCTGCTGGTAATCCCCAGTAAGTAGTGTCATATATTTTGCCCCAACTCATATTTTTTCTTTTTTATTATTTTTATTCATTTTCTTTAATGCCTCGTCTATGTACCTTTTTAGTTTGATGAGGTTTGTTTCTTTTACTTTATATTTCATAAAACCCAGCCTTTAAAGGTTGTGTCTGTGTCTGGGTCTATGTCCTCGTTTGTGTTAGTGTTGTACTCTGGAAACAAGTTATCGTTAAAACTTAAATAATCTACAAGTCGAGTAGAGTAGTAGTTGGCATATTCCCTTGCTTTTGCTACTAAGTAATCTACTTCGTTTTTATCTACGTTCTGTGCGGTTTCGCTTGAGTGCTTAAACACACCACCATTTTTTATTTGATAAGCAGCAAAAGGTATATAGTTCATTTGTGCGAACCATATTAAAGTAGGTTGTACATAAGTATTAACTAAGGTTAAGTAATTGCCAGCTAAACCAGTACCACCAGCAGCACCAGAAGCTATGTCTGCGCCTATCTTATTGTAGAGGTCTGTGCCTAACAAGTTTTGTATGTCAATCTGCTGCGCCACCTTAATAAATTGTATGAACTTATCTGTGTCTACATTACCATCAATGATAGAGTTTTTAACTAAGTCCGTTCTGTTTATAAATAATACTGTTGCCATTAGTTCTTAAATCCTATTTTGTTCCAATATTCAGCGGTATAACCTTTATACTTCATATCCTTTGGTGCTACTGGTACTTTCTGTGCGTTTGGTCTGCCCTTTGGATTAAAACCTCTTGACCTTGCTTCTGTTGTAGTTATTTCTGTACCCATTCTTTTACCACCTAACTTTCTAACATAAGTTTTTCTAAACCATTTATGCTGACATCTCGCACCGCCCTTGTAAAGCCAAATGCTATAAGTGTCGCTTCCATTCTTACCAAAGCCTTTGTTAACTGTTTTTTTAGTCATTGCCATTATATCCTCTTTACGATACACCTTATTAGCATCAACCATCTTTTTACAGAATGGTCTTGAGTTTGCGCTGTATCTTTGTGGACTGTAAACATATCTTACTAAAAACTCATTACCTTCTTCTTTTGTTTGTTTGCTTGTTCCATCTTGTTCGCTTGGTGCTGTTTTTTTAGCTGTACCAGTACTTACAAACTCCCATATTTTAGCAAGTGTGCTTTTTTCTTTTGGTTTGTTCAAGTCTGTTATAACCTCGTCTAAGCCATCTTCTTCGTCATAGTTTACTTCTCGCTCATCCATTACGTCAAAGTCGCTTAAAAGGTCTGCTTCGTCCTCTCCTAAGTCTATTAAGGCGTCTGCTATGTCGCTACCTAATTCCTTTGGTAATTCTTTGGCTAATTTTACGCCAGTTTCTTCTTCTCTTGTTTCTTCGTCCTCTACGTTTTCTAAGTCTGTAAATTCAAGCGGTTGTAAGGTCTTAAAATATAGTTTTAAAGAGATATTGTTAAAAGCTAATATACTATCAAAGGCATCTATTAAAAGTTGCTGAAATGGTCTAATAACTGTGTTATCCATAAGGGTAGATGCAGTTTTTAATTCATCTGCATTATTACCTAAACCAGTATTGTCTTTAATTCCTAAAAGCATTGGACTTACAATTCTATGACCTACCATTATTTTAGCTGTTGCCTCACGACTTGTGTACTCGTAAGTATTATGTGCATCACTTATCGGTAGTGTTTCAACAGTCGCAGCAGCATCTTGGTTATCATTAAAAGCAAGTATAAATTTATTCCCTCCAGAACCAGTAAATTTTTGTGCTATGCGATTTTCTAAGTTTTGTCTTTCTTCGGCATTTGGAGTTCCGTTATTAAATTGGATAAGAGTATTGGGGCTGAAACTTCCTTGAACATTGTTTAAGTGGAAGTTCGACACCTCGCTTTCAATCTCACACCATTGTAAACATCCAGTATAGTCTGGACTTGAATAGTATTTATATCCAGCTCTGTAAGGCTTAACGTATATAATCTCAATACTTTCTTTGGAATAGCCAAAAGCTGGTATGCGTTTTAATTCTGTTCTTGGTTTTACATTACTCCAATCATCACTATAAAAATAGCCAGTTATTTCGCCTTTCTCGTTACACTTCTCAGCTCTTAAATTCTCAACTGGGATGTGTTCTACTTGTGCTATTGTTTTTCTGTCCTTTGAGTAAATGACTTGTATTGAGCATTGACCCATAAGCTTAAGGTCATAGCACAACTTGCGCACACAATCCTTGTTAAACAAAGTAATCATTTTAGCGTATTGGTCTGGCTTTCTATTGCTGTCTAAAGCATCTAAGCCTTTGCCGTAAATCATTTGGCTAATAGCGTTTATAATAGCGTTGTTAGTTGGACTGTTCTCATAGTTTGAGATTAAATGCCCAAAGAAATTATTATCACTACCATAGGCTACCCATTGTTTGTTAGACTTCTCTACAATCTCTGGACTTGTGTAGGTGCTTAAATTAACTATTCTTAAATCGTTCATAAAATAATATAATCGTTATCAAAGCTATTCTCTGTGGTGTATTCGCCATCATTTACAGAATAGTAATCGTTGTTAGCTTGGTTTATAGTTTGGTCTGTGCAAAATACTTTGTCTTTGTAAATTACAGCAGCACCATTCTTTATCTCAAGCATATAAAAATCGCCCTCAGTTAATGTACCGAAAGCTGCTACAAACGACATATAATTGCCATCTGCTGAAGCGGTAGGAGTTTTATTTATAGTTGCGCCAGTACTTTCACTTGTTAGGTTTACAGTAATTGCACCGCTAATAAATTGGCGTGGTATAACCTTAAAAGTTTTATCGCCATTAGTTCCTATAATCTTCATACTAATATATAAACAAAACTATTTTATTTTGTATAAAAAAAAGCCTCCCCAAAAGGAAAGGCTAATTTTCTTTATGTCGTCAACCAAAACGGACATAGGACAAATATACAAAAATATATTTAAACCTAAGCTGGTGTGATTGGAGTTGCTCCAGCGATATCTGGAACAGTACAGAAGAACGGAGGGAATACCTCAGTTGCTACTGCTGTTAAAGTGAACCCTTGTAAATCTCCAGGAGCTGCACCAGTAACAATAGTACCGCCAGTAATTTCCGCGCCATTATCTCTACCCATAAGCAAACGCTTAGTATTCCCAGCACCATCTGGGTACATTTCTACAACGTAATGCGCACGACCTCTATTTAAGAGTTTGATTTCTTCTTGTGTCGCTACGTCTAACAGTTGAAAGGTAACATTTAAAGTACTTTCGTAAAAAGTAGTTCCGTTTTCTCTACTTGATGTTACAGTAGTTTCTAAAGAACTTAAACCGCCCTTTACTTCAAACTTGAAGAACTCAGCAGAGTTATCCGTTGGTAGTGTTATAGTACCACTACTATCGCCTAAAGCAGCAATGGCAGCACTATAATCTAAGATGTAAATATTTTTAATTCCAGCAAAGGCGGTCTTACATCCAACCCCTCTACCTTTTGTTATTGCACACGCCATAATTGTTAAAAATTTTTTTTTAACTTACTGAAAATCAATAAGTTAGGTTAATATTAAAAAAGGGTAGGCAGTTTTGCCCACCCTCTTTATGTTGATTAATTTAATTTATTAAGAATAAAGTACGATGTCGTTTCCAATTCCGATTTGTACCCCAGCTGTGTAACGCATTACAACACGCACATTCTGAGAACCATCAAGGTCAGCCATATCGATTACTTTAACTTCGTTTCTGTCATCTAAAAGACCAGTTCCAAAGAACAAGTTTGACTTAGGTGTCAATAACGCTTTGTTGCTTCCGAAACCTTTAGCTACAAACATATTGATACCTTCAAAAGATAAAGCACCGCCATTGTACCATTGTGTTCCTTTGTTGTCTGTACCAGCCCCGCCGATAGTAGCAGCAAAGCCACCTAAAGCGCGAATGTAAGCTTGTGCTACGTTAGTAGAAACATACATAGTCAAATCTTCTTTTCCTAAGATACCAGGACAGTTAGTAACTGCGCTATCTACAACAGAACCTAATTGAGCAATTACGTTTGCTGAAGTGATAGCTACGGCAGTAATGTCGTTTACATCGCCATCAGCTAAAGCAACTTGTAGGTAACCATCAAAAGAACCTTCTCCAGCAGCACCACTCCAGATAGAAGTTTCAGTTGCGTTAGCAACCTCAGCAGCTACTCTTGAGATAACATAGTCAGAAAATAAAGGAGGTAATTGGTCAAATGCAGAAAAACCCATTTGAGCAGCTTCCCAATCTGCGTGTAGTTCTTTCTTACAGATTTGTAGGTTTACTTGTAGTTCAGTTGGTGTTAATACTTTTTCAGTCAATGTAAGACCAGAAGTAGTAGCATCAAAATCACAATCAGCAGAACGTACCAAGTTTGAAAAAGCACCTACTTTCATAGCAGCTTTATACTTGATGTTCGGTAAGATTGTTACAGCTCCAGCGTCTAATGTTGAAGCAGATAATAGGGCAGCACCTAAGTACTTCCCAGCAAATTCCCCAGCATAACTGGAGGCAGTAATTGTTGGATTAGCCATTTAATTTAATTTTAGTTGTTAATTATTTTGTTCATTACTCTATCAAGTGTGCTTAGTTTTCTTTTATTAGCAAACTTGAAATTTTGTTTTGTTTGTACCTCTGGGTTAGCCTTAATTGGCTCAGCAGCTGGTTGGTTTAGTTCCTCTTGCACTTCTTCTGGTACTTCGCTTAACTCTAATTTCTCGTGTTTAGCAAGTTCCTCAGTCATAAGGTTTCCAAGTTCATCAGCACTCAAGTCCTCTTTAGGCTCAAGCATAGCTTTGATTTCTTCAATCATTTCTTTAACCTCAGCAAGTTCTGTTTTAGTAGCATACATTTCTTCTTCTTCTTTAGCCTCTACTTCCTCAACTTCTTCTACTTCTTCTTCTTCAGCTTTAATCTCAGCAATAAGACCTTCTTCAGCTACTACTAAAATACGTCCGTCTTCCATTTGGTATTCCCCAACTGGTACAGCAATTTTCTCATCTTCAGAAACAATAAAAATCTCTTTACCAGCCTCGAAAGACTCAGCTTCTAAGATAGCACCATTCTCTAAAGTTTGTTGCTCAAGCTTAACTTCTTCAGATAAGCCTACAACTTCTTTGATTTTCGATATCATATCATTTGTATTCATATTAATATATAAGTGTTAAAAATTAATTTTGCATTTTTATACGTTACCTACACCTTGCGCCCTTAAACTTCCATCACAGCATTTGGTTTTGTAAGTGTTATCTTCACACAAACAACCGCCTCTACGACTTCCCTTAGGACTTGTTTTACTTGGTGTTATAAATCTTTTAAATATTTTTCTCATTGTATCGCTGCCTTAGGTATTTAAGATATATTTATTCTAAGACCTTTTTGTATTGCAGAATAATTACCACTTAATATATCTCCAGCAATTCTTTCCCATTCTTTTCCAATGGGTGTTTGCTCAAATCTTAGCCCTAATTCCTTAGCTTGTCTATTACCTTCTTTTTCTTGTTCGTCTAATTCTTTTTCAAATCTATCAAAAAGCCTTTCGAGTTCTTTTGCTTCTTGTTTTATATCTCCAGCCATACTATCTAAAGCCTTAAATTTATTATTATATGCTTTAAACTTTGATTTTAAAGTTGATGAAAACTGTTTTAAACCGCCTAAGTCTAAAGCCAATTCTATTTTCTGTGGCTCTTGCTTTGCTAAATACTCGTTAATTCTTTTAAGTGCTTTTTCTCTACTCATTTTAATTTATTTTATAGGTATACAATTAGGAACTAACTTCCCATTTTTCATTTTCATTCCATACTGCTCATATCCAGCAGTACAAGGTGCTTTAAGGTTGTGCTGTTCGCAAGGCATAAACCAAGTCTTACCTTCAAACTCGTGTTCGTGGTATTTATCACATCCAATATCTTGTGCTGCTTTTATAGCAAGTTCTTTAGTGGCATAAGCCAAGCGGTCATCAATAATAGCCATACTGTCATTAATAACTTCACTTGCTAACTCAATCTCTCCAAGTTCTTTTAGTTTGCTTTCTGCCCAACGCTTACCAGCTTTACCACCCCACAATAAATAAGAGATAGTACCACAAGCCTTAGAATCGCCTTCATCGTAATACTCCTCCGCTCTTGACAAATAAGAATACATACGTTTGATGGTTTCCTTAGAGATTGGCTTACCTTGTGCTAATTGTGTCGCTCGAACCTTACCAACTTGTGTAGCGCATTTGTTATTGACCTTCTCGTTTAATTCTAAGCCTCTTTTAGCGTTGTTCTTTACTCCGCTTGGGTAATCTGTGTAGCTTTCAAGAATCATCTTCTTACCGCCTTTAACACGCTTATCGTTTTTGATGATAGCCTTTACTTGACTTAGTAAATATTCTGCTTCTGCTTCTTCTAT